TGCATCCACCTTAGTGTCTCCTCCTTTAAATTGATCTCCACTCGTGTGAGCATCAATCGTGCTGTCAAACACCTTGTCGATGTTGACATTCGTGACTTTAGTTTGGATACCCCCTTGGGCCACCAGACTCATAGTTGTTGGATTAATTATGGCAAAGTCACTGTCTGGAAATGATGCAAAAATACTAATGTTCACATTGTTAATCGGAGCCGAAGCCCCAACACGCAACGCGTTCAAAACGTATATCTGAAAACAACCTAAACTATTATTGATGGCATTACTCCCGCCCATCAAATTCAGATGACTCTGAAAATGAACAAACGGAACTGTCAAGGTTACTGATTTAGTACCACCAACATATAGTATCGCCGATCTAGCAACACTCTGAGAAATGAGGTTACCATTGTTAACTTGGGCCGCTTGTGCCGTAGTCATCAAAGGCATCCACACTATCTGTAGAGCGCCGCACATGAACGGGTTAGATTGCATATGCACCGTAAAAGAACAAGATCCTCGCCAGAAGATGTTCCGTTGAAACGGTGATTGCATAATTTTGTTTTTGATGAGATCCAAAGGATTCGCGTAAGCTGCTAGCAGATTACCCGAACCAATTGTAGTATCCCAAGTTATGTTATCTACAAGTTGCGGTTTTAACGCTAAGTCTAGATTACTCGGAACATGCTCACCCATGTCAATAATTCTACTGACACTGGAAACTCCCCCTGCAGTTTCCACTTGAGGCTGTTCTGGTGTAGATACAACCCCACTCTGCGCTACAAGTTTCTTCCTATGCGCAGATGTCCTCGGTTTACCCTTTGGCAAACTCAGGATCTCTTCTTTTCTTTCGATTGTGGGAATTTTAATCTCCACAAAATCGTCTCTCTTTCTATCATCGAGAGATGGCGCTCCAAATCCGAGCGCTATTGGGCCATTGCTGAAACGTTTCAGTGTGAAACTTCCATCAATCCCAACAGTCGTGTATAAATCAGTCTGTGGCACTTGAAATACACTATTAGTCGAATTTTCAATAAGGACAGCATTCAAATTGCTTAATCCAACTAATCCTCGCCAATTAATATTACTCCAGTTCTCCCTGAACATAGTAAAATTGGTTGCCAAAACATTTGGCATATCCCACTGGTCTGTAAACTTGTAAATAGTACCAGTAGGATTCGTACACAACAAAAGTGTACCTGGGTTAAACACCGTTCTCAAAGGTGTAGTAGCCACAGTTGTAGATCCCCAGATGGCGGTCATCTGGTTATCAAAAGTGAAATTATAAGTGGTGGTCTCTCCCGTGGTGTAAATACGTTCCTGACCATCCTCTATAGTTTCACCACCCAGTCGTAATATCCAATCAGGGACATTACTAGTCAAGCATGTAAACGATGACAAAGTATTGATCGTAACCAAAGGCAAAGTCAAAGCTTGAATAACCGATAGAGCATTTGCTTGATCTTGTGTTAATGAAAGATAAGGTCCACTTCCATTTGAGAACTGTGTGAACTGATCTAACGTGTATGAATCTCCACCCATGTGGGGATACAAATTACCTCTCACTGTTAGATTTGGTATAGCTGTCAACATTGCGAAGCGGAAACCGTCTCCCGCTCCAGCCAGGACCGATCCGGTGTACGTGCCACCAGTAGCCTGAACGCTGATCCCAACCATACCACAAGATGTAGTTTCATCTACACCTTCATCTGCAAACCAGGGCGTCTTCAAAAAAGGAAAACGCGATACGAAAGGCACTTGTGCCTCCGCTGTATTGTTTCCATACATCCTGGCACCACAATCAAAAACATTATTACTATCAACGCTACTATTAAAAGAGCGGAAAGGTATCGTGTTATCTGATGATGTACTGATGCAGATTGGTATACTACCGACATAGGATAAATTTATATCCATCAAAACTTTATATCGGATATTCCCCGTGTACGCTCGGTACATCCCGGAGAACCATTGGAACAAACCATTAAAACGTATGGTGACCCCAGGAACTGTGAAATCTGAATTAGAAATCAGAGGTGTGGAAAAAGGTATCTGATAATTAAAAGGTACCGTGACGATGTCTAAGATTCTTGTACATCTTTTGATTAGCGTCCCTACTGAAGGTAGAGTCTCACTATAACCTACGACTGGTGCCGCGGTTTTCATATCGCCCAAAGTAGCATCCGGTGCCACTGAATTTGCCGTCGGGGGAGCTGCGTCAGCTTTGGACGCTACCATCTCCCCGGATTGAGGAATGTAGATATATTCATGCTCGACGAATCTATCATACAAACACACATCAATCCGTCCCGTCGCCCATCGACTCTCTACATCTTGGTAGGTCAAGGGCACCGCAGGATATCCATTATCCCGCCAAACTTTAAGAATTCTTTCCCTCCACATCTCAAAAGTTTCTTTCCCCGTCGACCATACTCTCGCTAGTACGTCGTTTCCATTGCACATATTCGCAATAGAACCCGGTAGTTTCTTTGTTACGAAACTTAGTGTCTTGAATACTGAATCAAGATTCACTTGAGGATAATATGTAATCCCTGGAAGAGCTGC